CGAGCTGTTGCTGAGGACGTTTCACACGCGATCCGGCCGCAGCCTGCGGGTGCGCGCGGCGTGCGTCGACGCGGGCGGCCATTTTGCGCACGAGGTGCACCAGTTCTGCAAAGGCAAACGGGCGCGGAAAGTGTTTGCGATCGCGGGTGCTAGCGGGCCGAAGCCGATATGGCCGACGCGCGCGTCGAAGGGCAAAAACCGCCGCCTGACGTGGATGCTGGGCGTCGACACGGCCAAAGACACGATCTACGGGCGGTTGCGGGGCATCAAGCCGAAGCCGGACCCGGACGAGCCGAACCCGGGCTTTATCCATTTTCCGGCGCCGACGCCCGACAACGACGCGTTCGGCCCGGAATATTTCGCGCAGCTCACATCCGAGCGGGTGGAGACGCGCAAGATCAAGGGTCGCGCCTACCGCGTGTGGGTGCCGATCCGTGAGCGCAACGAGGCGCTCGATACGTTCGTATACGCCCTGGCAGCAAGGCTGGCGGCGAATGTCCGACTGAAGGCCGCCGCGGAACCGGATGCGCCCACCGACGAGGCCGATGCGCCCGGTGAGGACGATCCGGCCGGCCCGCCGCAAGCCGACATTCCGCCGCCACGGGCGAAGTCCGCGCGTGCGCCGCCCGGTCGCCGCTCAGGCGGTTGGCTGGGTGGACGCGGCGGCAGTTGGTTGGGACGGTGAGCATGGCTTTTACGCAGATCCAACTCGATGCGCTCGACGAGGCCATCGCCTCGGGCACGCTCGAGGTCTGGTACGACCACAAAAAAGTGGAATACCGCTCGCTCGAGGAGATGATGCGCATTCGCCGGCTGATGGCCGATGAAATCGCCCGGGCCGGTGCGCCTCGCATCCGGCGCCGCGTCGCTCGATACCATAACGGACTCTGACGTGGTGCCCGGCGACTCCGCTTGCGCGGAGCCGGCCGCCGGGCACGCGCGTCGCTGAACCGAAAGACAAACAATGGCCGGGACATCCCGCATCGCGCGCCCGTCGCTCGTCGACAGGGTGATGGAACGGCTGCGGCCGGGCTATACGCTGCGCCGGCAAATGACGTCGGCCCGTGCGGGCGCATTTCGTGAGGCGCGCTCGCACTACGATGCCGCCAAGCGCGCGCGTCGATCGCAGCACTGGCGCGTCGCGGGCGAGGATGCGAACGCGGCCGCGCGCGGCAACCTGCAACCGCTGCGCGCCATCGCGCGCGACCTGGTGCGCAACAACGCGCATGCCCGCCGCGCGGTCGATGCATTTGCCGCGAACATCGTCGGTGCCGGAATCCTGCCGCAGGTCAAAGGCGTGCCGCGTCCGCGGCGGAAGGCCATCGAAAAGGTGCTGAAACGGCATTTCGGCACGACGTCGATCGATGCCGACGGCCTCAATGCGCTAGCGGGCTTGCAGGCCCTCGTCGTGCGCACGGTGATGACGTCGGGCGAGTGCCTCGTGCGCCGCCGCTGGCGCCGCCCCGACGACAACCTGCCGTTGCCGTTCCAGCTCCAGGTGCTCGAGCCGGATTTTATCGACCACACGATCGACGGCCCCCAGACGAACGGCAATGTCGCGGTGCAGGGCGTCGAGTTCGATCTGCGCGGCCGCCGCGTCGCGTATTGGCTCTATTCCGAGCACCCCGGTTCGATGATGACGTTCAAGCTGCCCGAGTCCAACCGCGTTCTGGCAGACGATATCGCCCACGTGTTCCATGCCGAGCGGCCGGGACAGGCGCGCGGCGTGACCTGGTTCGCGCCCGTGATCCTGAAAATGCGCGACTTTGCCGATTTCAGCGACGCGCAGGTCGTGCGCCAGAAAATCGCCGCCTGCTTCGCCGCGTTCGTGACCGGCGACGCCGACGCGGAGACCGAGATCGACGGCGAGGAATCGGCGACCGGGCGCCGCCTCGAGGCGTTCGAGCCGGGCATGATCGAGTATCTGCAGCCGGGCGAGAGCGTCGAATTCGCCGAGCCGCCACAGGTGACCGACTACGAAAGTTTCCAGCTCGCCACGCTCCATGAGATCGCGGCCGGCTTGAACATCCCGTACACCGTGCTGACGGGCGATCTCAGGCAGGTCAATTTTTCGTCCGGCCGCATGGGCTGGATCGAGTTCGGGCGCGTCATCGAGCAGCGCCGGGAGTTGATGCTGGTGCCGATGCTGCTCGACCGCGTGGCGCGGTGGACGGCCGATGCCCTGCTCGTCGCGAAGGGGGTGCGTGCCGGCGATATGGAAATCGAGTGGATCGCGCCGCGCCGCGAGATGATCGATCCCGGCAAAGAAATCGCGGCCGCGCAGGCCGCCGTGCGCGCGGGCTTTTCGAGCCGTTCCTATGAGCAGCGCCAGTTCGGTTGGGACCCCGAGGATCTCGAGGACGAGATCGCCGCCGACAATGCGCGCGCTGATGATCTCGGCTTCATTTTCGACAGCGATCCACGAAAGACGGCGGCTCAGGGCACGCTGCAGGCCGACAATGACGATGACGACGCCGGCGATGACGCGTCGCCATCGAAGCGCAACAGCAAGCGCCGACGCGACACGCGCGAGGAGGCCCACGCATGGCATTAAACACTGCTCGCGGCGACACCCCTGCGGGGCGCCGGCCGCTCGCTGACGCGAAGCGGTCCGAGGAAAAGCTCATCATCGACGGCGAGCTCGTGCTCTACGGCACCGTCGGCGCGTCGTGGTGGGACGACGAGCGCGCGTTCTCTGCGAAAGAAGTGGTCGAAGCGCTGGCCTCGCTCAAGGGTGACATCACCGTTCGGTTGAATTCCGGCGGCGGGTCGGCCTGGGACGGCGTTGCCATCCACAACGCGCTGAAGGCGCGCAAAAGCAAGGTCAAGATCGTGGTCGACGGTGTTGCCGCATCGGCCGCGAGCGTCATCCTGATGGCCGGCGACGAGATCGTCTGTCCGGCTAACGCGTCGATCATGATCCACAACGCCTCGACGCTGGCGTGGGGAAACAAGGACGAGATCGAGAAAACGCGGGCGATGCTCGAGAAGCTCGACGGCCAGATGGCCGAGCTCTACGCCGACCGCACCGGTCTCGAAGCCGACGACATCGCCGCGCTGATGGACGCCGAGACCTGGATGACAGGGACGGAGGCCGTCGAGAAGGGGTTCGCCGACACGACGTCGGACGAGCCACCCGCCGAGGCATCCGCGTTCGCCTACACCCTTTACCGAAACGCGCCGGCGCACCTTGCGCGCGCGTCGCTGCCCGATCCGCGTATTGCGTCGCCTGCCGCCGTGGCTGCCGCCCCGGCACCCGCAACCCTTGAGGAGACCCTCATGCCAAACAAGCCCACGGCGGCCGATCCTGCGCAGCCGGCCGCGACCGCACCCGCACCCATCGTCGATGCGGCCGCCGTTGCCGCCGATGCCATCAAGGCCGAGCGCAAGCGCGCGTCGGACATCCGCGCCGCCGTGAAGGGCGTGCGCCTTTCGGACGATTTCGCGCAGGAACTGATCGACGCCGGCACCACGATCGAGGACGCCCGCGCCCAGATCATCGACAAGCTTGCCGCCGCCGACAGCCACGAGACGCGCAACGCAACCCGCGTCGAGATCACGGCGGACGCCCGCGACAAGAGCCGCACTGGCATCGAGCGCTCGCTGATGGCGCGCGCCGGCATGGCCGATGGCGAGCGCAACGAGTTCTCGGGCCTGACGATGCGCGAGATCGCGCGCGTCTGCCTCGAGGCGCAGGGCGTTCGCGCCGCCGGGCATGATCCGATGCGGCTCGTGGCGCTCGCCTTCAATCCGCGCTTGGCGGGCGGGATGCACTCGACCAGCGATTTCGCGCACATCCTCGAAAACATCGCCAACAAGAGCATGCTCAAGGGCTACGGCGAGGCCGAGGAGACCTATCATCTTTGGACCGCGAAGGGCACGCTCAGCGACTTCAAACCGACGAAACGCGTCGACCTCGGATTGTTCCCGAACCTGGCGCAGATCCAGGAAGGCGCCGAGTACACGTATGCGACAATCGGCGATCGCGGCGAATCGATCGTGCTCGCCACCTACGGCCGCATGTTCGCGATCACGCGGCAGGCGATCATCAACGACGACATGGATCAGTTCACCAAGGTGCCGGTCCGCATGGGCCGCGCCGCGCGCCGCACGATCGGTGACATGGTCTACGCGATCCTGACCTCGAACCCGGCCATGTCGGACAACGTGGCGCTGTTCCACGCAGACCACAAAAACCTGCTCACCGGCGCGGCGCCGGCCGTCGCCTCGATCGACAACGCGCGCGCCACGATGGCCAAGCAGCAGGACGCCGACGGCATCGCGCGCGCGCTGAACCTGCGGCCTAAGTATTGGCTGGGCCCTGTGGAGCTCGAGGGTACCATCAAGACGCTGATGGCCAGCGAGTTCGATCCATCGAAAACGCAGCGCGTGCCGAACCACGTGCGCGGCACGCTGGACGTGATCACCGACGCGCGCCTCTCGGCCAACTCGGCGACGGCCTGGTACACGGCCGCCGATCCGAACCAGACCGACACCGTGGAAGTCGCCTATCTCAACGGCAACGAGACGCCGTATCTCGATACTAAGGACGGCTGGTCGGTCGATGGCGTCGAGATGAAAGTGCGGATCGACGCCGGCGTGAAAGCCATCGACTGGCGCGGCCTGCAGAAAAACCCGGGCGCTTAATTGGTGGGCGCGGGCGACTCCGCTGGCGCGGAGCCGGCCGCCCGCGCCGTCAGGTCCAATTCGTGGCGCGCACCGACTCCGCTTATGCGAAGCCGGCCGGTGCGCGCGTGACATCGAGATCCGGAGAACCTCCATGAAGAACTATGTGCAGGACGGGAAAATCATCACCGTGACGGCGCCGTCCGGCGGTGTCGTGTCGGGCCAGGGCGTGCTGAT